AATCAAAAATACTGGGCTGCATTGGAGAAACAAGTGCAGACATGGGGACGTTCTACTCAGCAGTCTGTCTACGACAAGGTCTATGTGACCAAAGGCGGTACGATAAATAAATTGCTGACCAACTTCACCGGTACACTGAAAGCCAATGACCAACTTTATCCTACAACAGATGCTGATGGAAAAACTGTGAGAGGTCTGATTGTACCTGCTTATTATTATATGGCTATTTTATCTGAAAAAAATGGAGTGTATAAAACGATTGGCTTTTATGTGCCTCATGCAGAAACGTTGCCACAGAAACCTACAGCCGACGACTTCCTGGTATATGCCGTAAGCATCGACAAGCTGGAGCAAGAAACCGGTATCGACTTCTTCTGTAACCTGCCTAATGAGATAGAGAAGACTGTAGAAGCTACTTATAGTGCTGACGATTGGGCTTGGTAAAAGCTTCAGAA